TGTGGAAATAGATTTTATGAGTCCAAGGTCATTGACAACTTCCGGTTATAAGAGTTCGGGAATTTATTTTCACCCGAACAAAACTGGTTTCCCTTTGTTTTATGAATTTGAGTTGGATGAGGGGAACAGTACAGGTACAAAAACAAAGGTGGTTATACCATCAATAAATATTGCGTATTACCCATCATTGAAGTCCCTATCCAGTAAATTTAAAATCAGTGAACAGTTGTTATCAACGTCCAAATCCTCTTCTAGGAAATTTAGTAAACTGGGCGGATTCAAACGGTTCATTGTTGAATGGGACAGGGGTTATCTGACCACAAGAAATGCTTCCCATATAAGAACTACAATAGTTTGGCTGGAGCATTATGAGAACTTGAAGAAGTGGGAGATTGACCATAAGAAATCTTCTGGTTCTTATTTGTGGGTTGCCAGTATTGAGGATGCAAAGGCATTCAGAACTTGGTTAAAGATGACCGAAGACCAGAAGCAGGATACTGGTTTGTTTGCAAAGAAGAAACCTGGTGGAACTCTTGTGCTCCCTCCAGGAATATCTTTGGAGTGTATCAATCCCAATCTTCCCAAGATATCAGATGCCGACACTGATATTATGAGTATGGTAATTTCAGGACTGAATAAACCCGAAGATATGGTAACTGGTGCTACAAAAGGATCCACTTTCTCTGGTGTAAAAGCATCCCGTGGTCCACAGGCTGATCGTATTCAGGATCATATGGCATACTTCCAAAGATTCTTGTTATTTGATTTCTGGCGACCCATCTTCACTCTTACCAATGCCGTTGACCCAGCCTTTAAATTGGAGTATAAAGTGAAAGAGGTTACCGAGTTTAAGGACCAGGAACCTATATTCAAGACAGTTACCAAAGCCCCTCACGAACTTGTCCATATTGAATTTCCTGTATCTGAGGTGTCCGATGTTGATTCTAAGGCTTCCGCACTGCTTGGTGTTAAGCATCCATCGCTGGTTGAGTGCCTTGGTATACCCAGGGAAGAAGTTGCAAGGAGATTAGGTTTTGGTAACTACCGTCGTCGGAGACTACAGATAGCCACTGAAGATGATTACTATCCAAAACTTCCTACCACAATTGAACTTGAGATGTTGCAGGAAGTTGGAGGAGAAGCTAAACCCAATGAAGATAGCGGGGAAGGAGTAAAACCTAAACCAGTTGAGAATAAACCGCTAAAAAAAGAGGAAAAAAAGAAAACGGAATAAAAATAGATTGACTTTACCTGATGCCCAAGATAATATAAGAAAAAATTTACTTGGATCTGGAGGATACCAATGACCAAAACATACAAGAGGATTTTCGCCCAGTTATTCAGTCAGCCCTGGCTGATAACTGAAGATTGGATGGCTACTGTTATTGAAATCGCCAAACGTGAGGGGGATATTGAAGCAGTAGAGGCAAAAATCTCTGAGCGGTTAGATGGCACTGAGACGGTAACTTACCGAGGAAATGTAGCCATAATTCCTATCAGCGGACCAATCTTCCCTAAAGCAAATCTATTCACCAGAATCTCTGGTGCCACTTCTGTTGAAACTCTTGCCACTGATCTTACGAAAGCCATAGAGGATGATGAAATTGATTCTATCATCCTGAATGTTGATTCTCCTGGTGGACACGTTACCGGGATAAACGAAATGGCCAATATGATTCGTAAGTATGGCGCGATTAAAAAAATAAATGGGTATTGCGGTGGAACCGCCGCTTCTGGTGCCTACTGGTTGCTTTCTGCTTGTAACTCTGTTACCATTGACAGTACCGCTCGTCTTGGTAGCATCGGAGTTGTTGTAGCGATGCGACCTAAATCTCCGGATGATCCCATAGAAATTGTCAGTACAGCCTCCCCACTTAAAAGGGTAGATCACACTACCAAGGAAGGAAAGGCTGTAGTAGTGGAAGAACTTGATGCTCTTGCCGAGGTATTCATTTCTTCCGTCTCCTCATTCCGAGGGGTGTCTGTTGATGTAGTGAAAAAGGATTTTGGAAAAGGTGGTATATTGGTCGGGGAACATGCAGTTGCCGTTGGCATGGCCGACAAAATTGGTTCCCTGGAGGAACTTATCGAGGAATACGAAAAAGGAGGACATTCCATGAGCAAAACTTTGATGACTGTGGCGGCTCTACAGACCGATCATGCCGCGGTCTATGAAGAGGTTTTCCAAGCCGGTGCAAGTTCAGTAGCCGACCAGATTGCTGAAAAAGACAAGGCAGTAGCTTCCGCCGTAGAAAAGGCAAATCAACTTGAGGCTTCCAATAAGGAATTGGCCCTCAAGGTAGAGGAGATGCAGAAGAAAGAGGCAATTCAGGAGGAGAACGCACTGAAATCGGTTGCCGCTTCCATCGTATCAGATCGTCTTTCTGTAAGTAGTGTACCGAATCGTTTGCATGGAAAGGTGAAAGCCCATATCAGCTATGACAAATTCGTTGCTGATGGTAAACTTGATTCTGACGGTTTCAAAGCTCATGTGGACAAAGAAGTCTCTGAGTGGGAATCCCCGGAAGACAAGGTTATCGACGGAATAGGAACACTGGACGACACCGATAACGGCGAAGGAAAAAACAAAGTTATTGATGACACTGTATCCCGTCTTGTTGCGTTGGCATAAAACTGATTGAGTGCAATTCATAACGATCAATTAAATTTTTGGAGGTAATTAAAATGGCAGAGATGGGTCTGGGTGGAAGCACCCCGCAAGTGAATCATGGTGGTGAAACTCCTGGTTCGAAACGATTGTTTTTCAGCGTCCGGGATATCGCCCTGATTAAAGATAAAACGGTACATAAAGGCTATGGCGTCCTGAAAGCCGGTCAGATTATGGCATTGGATGCGGCAACGGCAAACCTTGTTCCTTATGTGCCTACAACTACTCCGGCGCACAAAGAGCAACGCACTGGTAATGTGTTTCTGGTAGCGGATCAGGTGAGCGGTGCTGCCATTTGTTATGTAGCAAAAGGAGAAGGAGCCAAATTCACAGTTGGGCAATCCTTGATCCTTGTCAATGACAATGCCGGTACTGCTGTATTGCATGATGGTGGGGCTATCACTGAGATTGATACCACTACCTTCCCTCATATGGACAAGATTACGTTTACCACTGTTACGGCAGTGGCAACCTTTACCGTAGCCCGTTTTGCTAATGTCTACGTTAAAACCCATACTTCAACTCCTTTCTCCAAAGCGGTTTATCTGCTGGATAAGGATATTTTCACCGGTGTCGGCGCCACTGCAAAAGGTGCCATTACTTCAGTTGTAATTTCCAATGCTATTCTGTATACAGCTTCCTTGATTGATTTGGACACTGCGGCAGCCACTGCCTTGGGTACTATCAGTGATGGTGCTCATACGATTTTGAAATAATACTGGCTCTGGCTGTTCCCTGGACAGACTCTAACAAAAACTTTTGGAGGTATAAAAAATGAAAGGTTCCGCAGGCGTCCCTCAACTTCAGTTGGAAACTCTGAATAAGCTGATTATGGCTTACCAGCGTTCCCCGCAGTTGTTCTTTTCCAATATGTTTGCCACACAAAAGGCAGATTCGGATACCATTAAATGGGAAGTTGAATACGGTTCGTCCGGTATGACTCCGTTTGTGGCTCCCGGCTCGGTTGCTCCTACCATTGGTATGGACGGTACCGGTGAAGGTTCTGCCAAATGTGCCTTCTTCAAAGAGAAGATCTACTTTGATGAGGAATTTCTTAACAACCTTCGGCAACTGGGCACTTATGCATCCTACCAGAATGCAGAACGTCATCTTGCCCGTGCAGTGAAAAAGCTCCGTAACCGAATTGAAAGACGTCGGGAATGGATGCTCGCCCAGATGATCATCAACGGTACCTTCTCCTACATTTCCAAAGGGGAATCCAAGGTATCTGTATCCTACGGTATTCCTGCTTCCCATCTTATCACACTTGCCGGCGGTTATGAGTGGGATGATGGTGTTAACCGGAATCCTGTAAAAGACATCTTCGAGGCCAAGACGATCCTTGCCGATGATGCCGGGGTAACCCCCAATTATGCAATGTGCAACAGTAATCTTCTCCAGGTTCTGATTCATGATACCAAGATTCAGGGTCTTTTGGAAAAATCTAAATTCGGTGACGGTCAACTCTTCGCTCAACCGGCAAGAGTTATCGGCGAACTGCTTGGAATCGGTACCCTCATGGTATACGATGAACTCTATGAGCATACAGCATGGTTGATGACCAATGTTGCCGGTGGTTCTACTACAACCTTTACGGTTGACGATGCCAATGATTTCGAAGCTGGTGGCAAGATTCGTTTTGTCAATACTTCCTTGAATAGAAGTTGGGAAGATGAAGTAATTGCTTCAGTTGACAAAGCGGCTTCCACTGTTACTGTTTCAACGGCTCCCACTGCCTCATTTAAAGCTGGCCGGGATAAGGTTGTCATGCGTAAGAAGTTCATTGATGACAACAAATTCCTTATGTTCTCTAAGACATCGGCAGATGGTGATGATATCGCTGAAGTGCTTGAGGCTCCTTACGGTCTCGGTCGCCGGTGGGGGACATTCGTTGATACCAAAGACGAGTGGGATCCAGAAGGTGTTTGGACCCGTGTGCAGGACAAAGCCCTTCCGGTAATGTATCATCCGGATTGCTCAATTCGTCTGACCGTGTTTTAAACCCTTTTAAAGAGGACAATCCAAATGCCACAATTAAGAGTAGAAACCACAGTAACTCTTAAACGGCCAGATGGAAAGCTAATGCCTCCTGGTGCCTGTTGGACAGGCACCATGGAGACACTCCCTGAATTTATCCGTCTTGCTATCGAAAAAAACAAACCCTACTTGAAAGTCGCAGAAATAGCGGAAATCGTCAAGGAAGATGTAGAAGAGGTTATCCCCTTAAAGGAAGTCGATTCAATCATTCCCGAGGCAATTCCCGCTGAAATTGAGCAGGTTCCCCTTACTAAAGGGAAACGAGTTCTGAAGAAAGGGATGAAGAAATGATCACAAATTCGGATGAAGCGATTGAATTTGCAAAGAACTTGATGGGAGCTTCTGCTGTAAAACTGACTGAAGATGGTTGGGCAGAGGTTACAAAACAAGCTGAAAATGAGCTTAAATGGTCATACCCTATTTCCGACCAGAACAAATGTTACTGGATGGTAGAAAGGGTTCGTCGCCATGCTCTGTACCTTTTGATGGTAGAAGCTGCCCACAAGTTTCAGTATAAGCAGATCCATATCGAACACCGATTTAAGCATTACATCCAACTCATTGAAAAATGTGACAAGGATTTCCTTGAGGCCGCTGATATGTTCCCAGAACTTTTCGATATGGGAACATACAGTGACTTTGCTTTTTATCTCAATCCTGGTTTTGTTTATGATAAACTTGGTAGAGATTTAACTTATATCGAGGAATAAAATGCCTGGTATCGGTGAGGACATAAAAGAAGTACTGGAAGAACTGGGAACCACCATAACCATCACCCGTCCTGACGGTACAACCTTCATTGAAAAAGGGGATCTGGTAGATTACCCGACATCAAGCACAGAATTTATACGGCAATTCTTTTCCACTTTAACTTTGGTTTACGATACCAGAGTTATTGCTGGTGACATTTTTAAAGCGGTAAATAAGTATTATTTGGTTATTAATTCCACTCCTTCCTCTTTTGAGGATGAACTTGTGGACTTCACGGTCTCTGTTTACCGTTGTAATGTCCACGGAAGAATAAAAAGACTTACTGAAACAAGAGATCCAGTTACCAAGTTGACCATACCTGTTTGGTCTGAAGTTGGTAATGCTGTAAGGGCATTGCAGCATGAAAGCAGACTAGGGAATGAGTTGGTATTGGAGGAAAATTTAGTTGGATTATCCATGTTCCAGCACTCTTTGTACTTGCCTAGTTACATGGATATTCAAATCGGTGATAGATGGTATCCCATGGAATCGTCAGATACAGAATATTATCGAATTTACGGGATTGACAAAAAGCGTTTAGAAAGTGTTTTTGTCTGTGGATTGAAAGAGGACACACGTCCATGAGTGCTCCTACTAAATTTGGAGGGCTTATTGAACTTGATCTTAAAGAGTTCGGTAGATTCTATGGAGATCTGGTAACAGCATTTAATTCTTTCAAGGTGGTCAAACTCCACATGAACAAATGGGTGGACAGGAGAGGGAACGGATTACTATCTGCCTTGGGGGCCAGTTCCCTCAAAGCATTGATAAAAAATACAATAGATGAAGTTCCAGGTGGTGCTCCTACCAATTTTGAACCATTATCCAAGGATTGGTTAGATTTTAAAGATCAAGATGGTAGCTATGATAGTCCTTGGAAATTTACAGCGGGTGTTTATAGAAATATTGTTGCCACAAAAAGAAGTGGTGTTTACATAGTTGGTATAGACAGGAGAGCCAGAGTTCCAAAACGTGGTTTTGGATCATACAATAGAGGTTCAGTCAGTGTTGAAAAGTATGCAGCATTGGTTGAATATGGCCACAGTCAGATGCCTCCACGACCATTATTTTCTTTTTGTGCTCGTTACTTTCTTACTCAGAGGATTCCAGAAATACTTGAGTTGGTAGAAAAATCATTCCTACATTCCAAACAGGGATTTGAAAGCTATGCCGGTTCTAAGTATTCTATAGGTGAAATGGGTGGTACTAACGTAAAGAGTGTCCTTGGAGAAAATGTGGATGTTTCCAGAGGCATGGATCCTGATAAAGATTTTTCGGAAGTGTTATTACGGGATGCTCAGATTGGTGCTGCATTAAGTGGAGCAGGAGTAGACGGAAAACAATCTGCTAAGATAGCCAAGCAGGATAAACAAGATACTATGAATTTCTTGTCCAGCAACAATATAAGTAAAGAAGATGTTGATCCAGAAGTCTGGAAAATACTCAATAGTATGGATTGATATGCGAACCATTCAGATGTACCCAAAGGATATTACGATTGTTTGTGAGTTTTCAGCTACGGACTTGATGAAAATACGAAAAGCTATGGATCTTATTGAGGTTCAATTTGACCGAAATAAACCTGAAGAAGTAGAAGCAAAGGACTTTCTGACTATTAATTTCATGGAGTGGCTAGATGCTACTTTAAAAGAGGTTCTGGATGCTTGATCCAACTTTGCAAGAAAAATTGCTGAAACTATCAATCCGAACATATTTTGTTGATAATATAGAGACGGCATTAGGGAAATTGGTATTCTTTGACCGAACATATTTTATTCCCAAAGTGGCAAATGTGGAAGCTACCGAGTGGATAATGTTTCATTTTGGAAAGATAGATATTGACATTTTATCTCGGTGTATGCTACAAATATACTGTTTCGCCAGGAAAGATGCAGACGGAGAGTTATTATCTGGATTGGTTGATCTGGTAAAAGAAACCTTGTTTGACCATGATGCAACTGATGGTTTGAAAAAGATCCCGTATTTAGACGGTAATGGAAATGTTGTAACAGGTATCGTTCCCATTGTACAAACAATCCTTGAGGAGGATATGGGAGCAGATGGTACAAAATTCAAGATAATATCTGTCAGATTGAACTGGGGAACCAAATGAGTGATTCTAATTTTGTCTTTTGTGAAAAATGCGGTAAGAAATTGCTCAACAGGTTGCCCAACGGAATTTGGCAGTTTAAATTCGGCAAGAAGGAAGTAAATGAATCAGTAATAAGTATGGAGATACACGGTTCTATCAGGATGATTTGCATTCGGAAAACCTGTCGCCATATGAATACATTCAATTATTTCCCACACAATCCTGAACAGGAATCTACCAAATAACCAAATTTTTTAAGGAGAAATATTATGGCACGTAGTGGGCCCGTTACAAAAGATACGAGCACGATTGCCCTTGGTCTTGCTCAGATTCGGGTTGGCAATTCTGCATCAAATATCGCCAATCAAAACTCAGTTCTTCCTGCCGCCGCATCTATTGGCGCTCTTGCAAGTACAAAGTACACCGGTACTGTTGATTACTGGAGATTGCAGTCTGGTTTCCCGCAGTTGGAGGACATGTCCATTCCTCTTCGTGAATCTTCAATGCTTGAATGTGAGTTCAAGGAGATCACCCCTTACAACTTGGCTCTTGCTCGTGGTATTGATCCCGCGGGGGCCCAGGCCGCATCGGCTACCTTCCTTTCAATGAAGAGTACCCTTGGTACAAAAGATCCTGCTCTCAGTATCGCCGTTACCCAGAACGCTGGTCCGGTAACTGATCATTTTACAGTGGCATTTACCTCTGCCACTGCCTTCACTGTATATGGTGAAGCAACTGGTTCCGTAGGGTCTGGTACTAAGTCGGCTCAGTTTGCTCCAGATAATTCTGGCTTTCCGTATTTTACCATTCCGGCGAACTTCTTCACCGGTACTCATGCAAGTGGTGATGTAGCTACTTTCAGAACAACCCAGTATATGGCATCTGGTGCCTATGATGGCGCCCATACCGGTTCTATCGGTCTCGGAGGTCTGTCTGCTCCTGCATTCGTTCGTATGGAAGCCGTTTACACCTACCCGAACGGTACCAATCACATGTACATCATTTTCCCTCGTGCTAACGCTACGGCATCTACCGAACTTGATCTTCAAGTAGAGGACAGTGCCGCATCTCCGATTACGTTTGAAGCGAAACGGGCGGACAGCGAAACAGCCGGTGGACATGCCACATGGGATGATAAACCTTTGGGCAGAATGTACTTCGACTAGGCAAAGTGTATTTCTATTGACATAACTATCTTTCTCCTGTATATAAGAATAAGGCCGCAGATTTCCTTAAACTAAAACAGGAGAAAGATAATGGTAAAAGAAAAGAAAAAATGTGCAGAAGTTGGTTGTGAAAAAGATAGGTATTGTCGTGGTTTATGTACTCTTCATTACCAGAAATTAAAAAGAACGGTAAATTTGTCTCCATTATATGAGGAAAAAGATGGATTACTGTGTAAAGCGGAAGGCTGTAAAAGAGCAGTTTATGCAAAAGGGCTGTGCATTAGGCATTATAATAGAACGGTAAAGAATATCCCTATCTGTGATGACCTTCTGAAAACGGACACCCATCTATCCGTTAAAGAAAGATTAGAAAAGAATAGGGTAGTTAAGGAAAATGGTTGTATTGAGTGGACAAAACAAAAGGATAAAAATGGATATGGTAGAATAAGTATTAAAGATAAACCATATCCAGTTCACCGAGTATCCTACGAAACATATATTGGAGAAATTAAACCAGGACTTTTGGTTTTACATAAATGTGATAATCCATCCTGTTTTAATCCTGAGCACTTGTTTTTAGGAACAAATAAGGATAATATGGAGGATATGACTAAAAAGGGACGGAAACCTATAGGAGAAAAGGTAGCCAATTCCAAACTCACGGAAGAGCAGGTAAGAGAAATAAAAGAAAGATTGTTCAATGGAGAAACAGTGAATGAAATTTTTCCTGATTATCCAGTAAGTGGGTAAGCACTAAGGTTAATCCAAAGAGGGGTTAATTGGAAGCATGTTAAAATATAATCTCTAAGGAGAATAAAATGGGTCTGCAAATTAACACAATCCAGATGGAAATTGGAGTACGAATCCCCAAGACGATAACTATCTACCCGCTTTCTATGGCGGATGAAATTCGTCTTACCAATACCCTCACTGCCACATTTCAAGATTTCCAATTAATCCAAAAGAAAGATAAAGCGGAAAGAATACTGTCTTCAGGTGCGGATGGTACCCTTCTTGGTGTCCCTAATCCAGATGATCCTGATTTCATGGAAAAGATGATGGCCAAACTTGATGAGGATGAAGATGATTCCATCAGTCCGAAAGCAATTGGATTCATCGTGGTAGCTATCCAAGATAACCTTCTTGATATCCTTAAAATGGTATGTGAAGAAGAAGTAACCTTGGGGGATCTTACCAACGAGCAATTTGCTGATTTGTGTAGCACAATTTTTGATATGAATTTTACAGGTGTCGTGGGAAAGTTCCAGAGTCTGTTGGGGAAAATCAAGAGTTCATTTCAACAGACGAAGCCATTGCCGAAATAATATTTACTACTCAGTACACCATTCCCCATTTTTATGTATACAGCATATTCAAAGGAGGACTTACCAGAGTCCAGTTTGAATACCTGTATAAATGCTATCAAGATAAGATTGGCAGAGATTATGAGTTCCACGCTGCCATACATGGTGTGTCCTTAAAAGGGGGCAAGAAGAAAAGTTCAAAAGAACCGCAATCAGCTAGCCAGCCCATACCTTTGTTTGGTGATCCTGAAGAATACAGTAAACTTTCTTCCGAGGAAAAAGAAAATTTGACCAATACTATGTTGAATAAACATAAGAAGTGGTCGGAGAATCCATTACAAAAGGGCATCTAAAATGGCTCAGACAATTGAACTTGCACTAAAAGCAGCACTTGCTGGCGGTACCGAATCCGCCTTCAAGACCCTCGCTAACTCTTTCAAACTTCTTGGTAAAGAGTTAAAATCCACAGCAAAAGATCTTTATAAGATGGGTAAGACCGAGGCGGCAGATGCTCTCGGTCATACCTCTATGGCTGTTACTCGTACAATTCAGGGTTTGCAGAATCTTGGTAAGACTGCCAAAGAAACTAATGCAGAACTTGGAAAGGGTACTGAAAGCCTTACCAAATACACTAAAGAAATATCCGCAGTAAATCAAGCCTGGCAGTTATTCTCTAAAGGAGGAACTGCTACCGGTGCTGCTTTAAAGTCCGCTATTTCCTGGACTGATAGATTTTCCACTTCTGTACAAAATCTCCAACAACAAATGAGGGTAGGAGGGGCAAAAGAAAACTCCATATCCAGCTGGGCTGAAGCCTTAGATTTCTCCAAGATCCGTCAAGGATTGAAATCAGGGGATATCAAGATGGTTGGTACCCAATTGTCTGCTGTAAGTAAAGATGGGTACGAACTTCTTGGCATGAACAAACAGTTACAAGGATCCATAGAATCCTTCAATAAATACCAGACCATTTACAATCAGCAACTCTCCAAAGGCAGAGTAATAAGTGAACAATATACTGGTGCTGTAAAGGAACTCGGAAAATCGTACCAGTATAATAATGAACAGGCAAAGATCTGGGCTCCTACTCTTGGCAAAGTTCACACTGCTATGGAGAAGACTAAGGCATCTGCCATTGGCATGAAGACTGGTTTTGCCGATATGTCCAGGGCAATGAATCTTGCTTCTTTGACCCAACAGGTTCTCCAAGGCAATCTCAAGACAACCGCAAACGGTTTCCAAATCCTGAATGAAAAAGGACTGAGGGCATTCCAGGGAATGACAATTTCCACTGCTGATAAATTGGGAATGCTGTCCAAAGGATTTGATAATCTCGGAACTAAGATAGGCGCCAGTAGTCTTACTGCTTTTGGAAAGGCTATGGGAGAATCCACTTCCAGAACAGAGAAGTTTCAAGCAAGCATAAAAGCTTTGTCTGCTCAATATGGAGTTAATAGCCAGAACTTCAAAGATCATTATGAGGACATGAAGAAGTCCGATGACATTTGGAGACGCCATGTTACTACTCTTCAGAAGACTGGAAAGGTATCTGCTGAAGTAGCTGGTAAAATGAAGACAGACTTTAATGCAGCTGGAATGTCTTCCGCAGCATTAGCGGAGCAACTTGCTCTTCCTAAAAAGCAGTATGAGGAACTTCGGAAGTCCGTCAATAGAGTAGCATCTGTAACCAAAGAATCTACTACTTCATTGTGGAAAGAGATTGAGGCAATGAGGGCGGCAAAGAAACCGCATGATGAAATAGTTGTTGCCATAAACTCTAAGGTAAAAGCGAATGCAGAGTACCAGAAGATAGCAGGACAAATAGCCAAGAAAGAACAAGAAATGGCAAACATTTCTGGTGCTAATGTCAAGAAGATTCAGGAGAGAACAGCGGCTACCCTTAGCTTGGCTAAATCAGAAGGGGAACTTATTGACATTGCTAAAAAACGGTATGAGCATCTTTCCAGAGAAACGGATAGAATTACCGCAGGAGTTAAGGCCAATCAAAGAATGGAAGCTGCCAATACTAGGCTCCGTTCTTCTTACAGTGATTTGGTAACTTCCAATAGAGATATTGTAAAAGAGATAAATTCAACAGTCCAGGCATATGGTAGGAGTAAAGCAGAAGGGGATAAAGCAGCCGCAGGGTTGAAATTAATGGCTGCGGAGGCAAGAAAGGCGGCGGGGGATCTAACTGTATTCCAAAAAGTTGTACAATCCTTATGGAGCCATATCAAATCCTTTGCCTCCTATGCAGCAGCGGCAACTTTTATAGCAGGATTTGTTGGAAGCCTTTCTATGGGTGTTTCAGCTATTATTGATTTTGACCAGGCTTTGAAAGACCTACAAGCTATCACGGGAGCTACAGATAGAGAAGTCTCATTGATGGGGGAGACTATAAAGCAAGTTGCGGCAAGCACTAAATTCTCCGCAAAAGAAGTTGCTGAAGGAATGAAGTTGTTGGGACAGGCTGGTTTATCTGCACAGGATTCTATAAAGACAATTGGGGCTGTAGCCGATCTGGCTACAGGAACCTTGTCAGATATGGAAACTTCAGTGGATCTTGTTACCACCGCAATGAGTGTTTTCGATATATCGGCAAACGATTCCGCAAGGGTTGCCGATGTATTTGCCAATGCCGTCAATAAATCGAAACTTACCATAGAAAAGCTACGAGTAGCCTTTAACTATGTTGGGCCTATTGCTGCTGAATCTGGAATCGCATTTGAAGAACTTGCAGCATCTATGATGATCCTTGCCAATTCAGGTGTACGTGCTTCAACTATCGGTACAGGTTTGAGGCAAATCCTGGTAGGATTGCAGAAACCATCAGAAGAATTTACTGCTGGGGTAAAACTTGCAGGACTGACATTGGAAGACTTCAATCCACAAGTTCGCTCCATGGAACAGATTATATCTAATCTTCGTATTGTTGTTACGGATACAGAGAAATCTTTCAAGATGTTCGGAATACGCGGAGCTTCAGCGGTAACTGCTCTTACTGCAAAGGGAACAAAAGGGTATAGGGAGATGTACGACGCTGCACAGAAGGCCGGTTCTGCTGCGGAAATGGCTGCTATTCAGATGGAGGGGCTAGGCGTAAAGCTGAAAAATATGTATGACCGTGCCGCTAACCTAGCCATCGTTATTGGTGAAAAGGGATTAGGGAAAGCTCTCCATGTTATTATCAGTGCTATTAGTGGATTGATAGCGGCAATAACTTTCTTGGTTGACAGTGCTTTTGGTTCTTTCATTGCCACTTTGTTATCAGCTACAGTTGCAGTTGGTGTATTGTATGCTGGTATTATGGGATTCCAGGGAACTGCTCTTGCTTTATTTTTCAGTAAAGCCACCGCGGCTATAGGAACATTTGTAGGTGCTCTTGGCTCTGCTTCAGCGGCTGTACTTGGATTTTTCGTTAGCATGGGACCAGTGGGTTGGACAATTTTAGCAATTACTGCGGCGGTTACTGCTTTCACTATTGGAAACAATATTATGGCGGCTTCCATGAAGAAGACCTATGAAGAAGCCAGAAACAATGTCGATGTATACAAAGCCTTGAGTGAAACCGTTACCGAATATAATGGTAAAGTGGCCAATCTGTCAAAGAGTAGTGAGGAGTATAAACAAGCAAATCTTGCACTTCGGATAAAGCTGATAGAGGTGGTAAAAGGAACTTCTGATTTAGCCAAGGCAGCAAAAGAAGTAATTTTGCAAATGGATCCATTATCAGGAAAGATAATGGATGGGGGGAAAGCCCTGCAATTTTTCCATGAAGAAGCCAAAAGATTGGAACAAGTAAATATGGGCAAAGCATTAGCCGCTTCCACTCAGGCTTTAGACTCCTCTTTTTCTGATTGGAATATGCTGTATGAGAAAATGAAAGCCAATACAAAGAAATTTGCCACAGATATGATTGGCATAATAATGGTGATTCCTGGT